TGCTTTTCTTCTCCACAATAAACGCATCGGGCTGCCACTCGTCATATTCTTGTTGGGCTAGCTTCTTAAGTTCTGGGAACTCCACACGTTTCTTAATCGAGTTAAGAAGGATAATACAATAGCAGTTCTCTTCCTCGTTCCTAAATACTCCCCATGTGGTTAGGGCTGTGTAGTCTGCACGGTTATGAGATTCAGCCGCCGCATCAAGTGACATGATCAAGTACTCACATTCAGGAGGCTTCTCTTTAGTCCACTCCTTCCACCACTCCCGCTTTACTATTGCCGCTTCTTCAGCGGTAGGGTTCTGCTGATACTGCGCGTTCCATTGGAACAACGGCATTGAGGCTTTGGTCTGTTGTAGCGCACGTAGGTTAAAAAACTCAGGCCATAGTGGTTTTTCTACAATCCCCGTTGGGTTCTCTTCTGTCTTGTCCTCAGTTGCTACTTCCAACAGTGCTGGAAATTCTACAATCTCGTACTGGTCAGCTTGATCGTTCTGCGACATATCCCGAACTACTCGTCCGGTCAAGTCATCCATGTGCCACCGTGTCTGTACAATAGCCACTCGGCCACCGGGCATCAGTCGTGTACGCGCCCCGAACGTAAACCATTCGTAAGCCTTATCAAAAACGTCAAAGTTCCCACTAAGCACGTCTTGTTCTGAATGGGGGTCATCCACCAACAGTAAGTGGGCACCACGACCCGCGATAGAAGAACCTATTCCACAAGCGTAGTACTCCCCGCCCATGTTTGTATTCCACCGTCCCGCCGACTTACTGTCGATAGCGAGGGCCACATTAGGGAAAACAGACTTGTAGTTGTTCGTCCCAATCAAATTTCGTACCTTACGCCCAAAGTCTACCGCTAGGTCTGTGGTATGCGACACCATCATTACTTTTTTATCTGGGTTTCTACCCAAAAACCATGCGGGGAAGTATATAGAGACTAACTGGGATTTGCCGTGGCGTGGAGGTATATTGACGCAAACCCTGTCTTTCCCTGTCTCTGATACTTCTTCCCCGCTCTGGTTATACGCTTTGCCCTGCTCAATCTCCATCAGGAGGTCAGCAAGAATTCTGTGGTGTTTACCTACTATATAGTCTGGCTGCATGAGTTTACAAAACTCAATTAAGTCCTTGTGCGCTGCCTCTGCACGCTGCCGTGTCGTTAGCTCTTCTAGTATCCGGTAAACTTCTTCCTGCTCTTCAGCGGAGTAGCTGTCCAGATTTTTAAGTAGTAGGTCAATTTCCTCAGCAGAAAAATCCGCAGGCGGTGCCCGCACATCTAGGTCAGTTTCTATAGCAGGGCTAGGCATCCGCTACTTCGTAGACCCCATCCGCGTTCTGTTTCAGCACTTCTAGCTTCTTTCTTAGCTTTTCACGTAACTCATCGGCATTCTGGTGCGTCACGGTGATCTCTTTACGTTCTGTAAATAGCCCTACGTCTGTCATCTTCCCCAGACTAATCAGTGCCTGCATACGAATTCGAGCTTCGGGGTTTTCAGTCTCTAGGATAAGTTTGTTGACCACAGTGTTGCGTATCTCTGCCGCGTGGGTAGCGATGAGCTGTCCGAACTCTTTAAGAATGGCATCGGTCTGTACTAAGGATGCGGGGGTCATTGCGGAAACGCGATTGTTTGTTACCGCTTTGGAGGTTTTTTCTACGTCTTGCGCGTAAGAAGTTAGGAGTGTAGAGGCTACGTCGTTGTCTTTGTCGGACGGTTCAACGACTAACCCGTGGGTTTCTAGCTCTTTGATAGTGTTGCAGGCCGCTTCCGCACGCGCACGCAAATCCATGTAGGACAAGTGTTCGGGAATCTCAATACCAAACTCAGGATCAATAGCTAATGCCATTCGAAGCTGTACCTTTTACGCAGACTATTAGGTCGTTTTGTGAATTATAGTGACAAAAAATATTTTTGCAACCACATGTTGGGACTCCAAGGGGGGTATACGCCTATATATAGGGGGGTGGGGGTCTAGCTAGCCACGTTTATATTAAGAGGGGGTGGGGTACGTCTTCGGACTCTTCAAGGGGGGTGAAGTGTCCTTATATGACTTAGGTACACGAGTTTAGTCTAAGTAAACAAAACGGACTAGGAAACCGATTTGTTTGTACAAAGTAGTTTGTATAGGGGCGGCCATGGGCGAACTGATGCTGAGCGGGGGGTGGGGCGGGGGTGGGGGCGGAATAGGCGGCGGCGTGCGTACTGCAGTACGCATCGAACACAATAAAACAGCATAAAACATAACGCGAAAGCACTATACTATTGTGCATGTAAACTCGTTTAGGTATCTTAGTACCAAGTCAGCAGCAACCATAGCAATTACGCTGTGACGTTTCGCTGGCTTGAGATTAAATTATGACAGATACAAACGTTAGTAAATCAGTAGTGGAATTCTCGCCTGAGTTAGTGAGCGCGGGCGTAGCATGGTTCGTTTCCGATGAGAAGCATACATCATCGCAAACCTCGCTGTTCAATAAGCTCGATGCCACGAAGATCGACCTAGCTAATATTGCCACGTATCGCGGCGAGTTTGGTCGCATGGCATTAGCTTACTTCGTTAGCGTATACGGTGATGAGTATGCAACTTTCCTATCGGATACAGCAGTCGCAGGAAAGGCAACCTTCTCTCTAGATCGAATAGGCTCGAAAGCAAAGCCGGTCGAATCGACTAAGAAGCTAATGCAAGGTCAAGTAAGGGCGAAAGTACGCCGCTTGACTAATGCATACGAGAAGCACTTGAAAGGGGGCGATAAGTCGAAGCGTACACGTGAGACGCTTTCAACTTACCATGCTGATGTGAAAGCTTTAGCGCCTAGGTTAGCCGCTTATCAAAAGCTCGAAGAGCCGAGCACGCAGCAGAATGATCAGCGAAAGCTTCTACAAGCTTTGATCGATACTTCTATATCCCAGTGCGCGAAAGCTAAGAAGTGGTTTGTCGCTGAAGTAAAACGTCAAACTCTAGCAATAGCTAAGAGCACTAAGTAGTTCAATTCACGGGGGCGAAAGCCCCCACACTTTAGGGAATATGTATATGAGAATTCATCATAAAGGTAAGTCACTTCGATGGCATAGACAGCGCTCTCATAGGCTAATGAATGTTATCCACGCACGGCGATCTATTCGCGCCGGTAGTTGCAGCGAAGTAGTTAGAAAGATGTATCAAGATATCCTGAACGAAAACAAGAGCAGTTAAATTCACGGGGGCGAAAGCCCCCACACTTTAGGAAATATGTATATGAAACGAATACAGGAAATGCGAGAGATAGATTCATACCAGCGCCAACAGGCAATAGCAGATATGCGAACCATGATCAAGGTCATGTCCGATGATAAAAAGATAACCGATGCGCTGGATGTTTTAACAGAGCACGACATCGAGTTTGACAGTATACGAGCAGAGCATTTGGTAGCACGCTCAAGTGATATATACGAGCTTATGGTTTCACCTAGGCATGAGCTTAGAAACATCATAGACGAAGCAAACCATGTCGCAATGAAGAAGCGTCTTACGCGGCCAGTACCTGTTAGAATTGATAAGTCTTACGATTAATCAAGTTAGTTAAAACGTAGTATCAAGCCCTGATCTTAATTGATCGGGGCTTTTTTTTGCCTGCAGAAAAGTACCTAAATATCTTAGGGTATCTTCGATACCAGTAACTTGACCGCTCACTGCTAGGAAGGCCCACAACGTGTTGCTGTTATTACCTTATCCGCTATCGACTACTGATTTCGGAACCGCGTACTGCAGCACGCATCCACGGCTCAAAGTAATCACAACGCGTAGATACCAGTAACTTGATAGCTCACTGCTATCAGAGCGACCAAGTGCGTACTGCAGTACGCATCGATGGCTTAGTTTAGCTAAACAAGTTTAGACATCCTTAGCGATGTTACCTAATGTTACCTTTGGATAAAGTGGAAAGGTAACATTTTTGGCTATTTTTGATTACTTAGTTTTTTAGTATATTACTGATATATATAGATATTATTATTATTTATTTTTTATTTTATTAAATGTTACCTTTGTTACCTTTGTTACCTATGTTTTAGCAGTTCTGTGATTTACCCAGAAACGAAGTGCTTTCTGTCTCTTCGGGATAGGCTTATCCCTAAAACACTGGGAGGGTCTGGAAAAAGGTAACATAGGTAACAAGAGAACATCCGTTGCGCCACTAAGGCTACAGACGTTACCTTTTCAAAACGCAAAGGTAACAAAGGTAACATTTGCCCCCAATCCCCCCATAGTTATGTTGAACGAGTTTCAGTTACTAGGTGTTAGCTACACTTGTTGGTATAATGGGTATCAGTCGAAGTAAAAAACAACGCAGCAACGCAGTCTAATTTAGCAACCCAGTGCGTACTGCAGTACGCACCAACCGAGGAGATTAGTATGACTAAGCAGCACAAAGAATTACGCAAGCAGTTCAAGACCTACGATGAACACGATATGCACACATGGTCGAAGAACAAGCCGTGGTGGTTACGTCCTCTGCAAGTACTGGGTGCTATCGCCATTGTCACAGGCTTAGTAGTACTAACCAAGCTGTTCTTAGACGCAGCTTACTATTCAATATTAATTGTACTTTCACTATAGGAGAACGACCGATGGATAAGATCATTAAAGTAAGGCAGTACTCAACAGTGATATGTGACCTAGACGGAACGATAGCTGACTTAACGCACCGGCTGCACTTCATCAAGAACGCAGACGGAACCAAGAAGAAGTACAAGGAAGCTGACTGGGATTCGTTCCACAAAACTTGTACCGATGACCTACCAATCACGCGCAACATCATGGCTTTGGAATCCCTCGCAGGAGGTGAAGAGCGAGAAGTGTACTTCTTCTCAGGACGTAATGAAGAGGTGCGCGAAGAGACAATAGAGTGGATATGCAAACACGTTAACATAAACACGCCAGCACTTTGGACTGAGAACCCTTACTCGGTAGGACTG